GAGGAGACTAAGTACGGTGTTCCTGTGGTGTGGCTGCGCGAAGGCACCTTCACCGAGCCCACCCCCGTCAAGCCGTACCGCCCGAACCCTAACTACCGCCGACGCACTATCACCATCCCTGTACAGGCTGGCTTGTCGTGGAAGATTGACGGCGAGCCCGCCAGCCCTGGCGAACACGTGGTGCCTGGCGATGCTTTCACCCCGGTAGCTGTCACTGCGGAGGCTTCGGATAACTTCAAACTGGCTGCCCCCGGTTCTTGGCCCTTCCAGTTTGGCTCCCTCAAGGGCCGAGTACTTATCGCGTCGGATGTCTTCGCAGGTCGAGCGGGCGAGATTCTAGCCCCGCCGGTCCCCCAGGAGCAGCGTGCAGGCCGACACCCTTATGCGGTCCTAGAAGGCGCACGATGGAACAACGCTGCGGGCGGTACTGCGGAGGTCCGGTGGTACCAGCACGGCTTGGGCGAGGCCACCGTTGGTGGCGTAGTGAAGCCCTCCGGCTGGGAGGTCGGTACCGACGGCGCGGCGGTCAATGTTGGTATCAAGAACCTTGAGGCGTCCCTCGTATTTAATACCGGAACCCCCAACATCTCGCTCGAAATTGAAGTGTCTGAGGTTACCGCTTCTACTCCGTTCACTCTCCACCTGGGTCAGCCGAAGCAGCTTATGAACTCGACAAGCAAGGTACGGCCCTCGGTGCGAATGAACGCCGACGGCACGTCTGTACTCGACGAGCGCACACAGGATGGTGTCGTCTCATCCATAAACGCGGGCTCCCCCATCGGTGTGTGGCGCTTCGATTGCTTGGACGGTCGTGTGGTCATCACGGCTCCCTCCGGGGAGCGTGCCGTGCAGGACTTCTCCCCCCTTGCCCCCAGCGAGTACGGTCCGTATTCTAAGCTGTTTATTGGTGAGAGCAACGCAGTGAAGATTAAGAGCTTCAAGCTGTACGCATCTCCCTCTCGCTAGTTAGGAGTATGAATGTCAGCGAGCATCAATAAGGGTGGTATGAAGATGCCGCTCCAGCCTCTCGTAAAGAGCGGTGGCGAGTGGGTACCTGTCGAGGCTAAGAACGCATACCCGTATGTCATCCCGAGTATTTTTATGCCTGGGAAGTATCTAGGTAAGGGTACCATCTGGCAGCGCGACGTATCCAAGATGCCTCTTGCATCTAACTCAGCTGCTATGGCGGCTTGGATGCAGAAGAACACGCCGGACCCCTGGGGTCTGTATGGTGATGGGCGTAAGCCGGGATGGGGTGTTGTCACGTCGCTGAACACCAGCGCATACGGCACCGCACCGATTGCACTGTACGTCGTGGACTCCCGACACCCTGCGTGCCCGCGAGTAAACATGCAGACGCGAGGCGGCTTCCCCGCTATGGACCCGAAGATCCGAGCGGTGTACAGCCGTGACATCCCGATCCCTCCGTATGCGCGCCCCGCGCGAGATGGTGACCGGGGCATGGCTGTCTATGACGTCGGTACGGGCATCATGCGCGAGTTCTTTATGGTGGAGCGTTCGGAAGCCGGTGAGTGGAAGGGCGAGATGGGATTCAGCGTGAACAATCCGGGACTGGAGGACTTGGCGGAAACCAACTACGCTACGTCCCTGCAGTGCGGTTCGAGCGCTGTCGCCCGTATGCACAACAACTTGGGCTTCATCGGCATTAACGAGGTGCGCGCCGGGGAAATCCAGCACGCCCTAGCCTTCACCTTTGGTGCGGTGGCCAAGGGCAACCCGCCCAGCTACCCCGCCAGCGGTACCGATGGTAAGTCCCCCGCTACCGAGAAGGACAAGTCCCCTGTGCACGGTCAGTGGGGTCGAGTGCGCGCGGATGTAGATCCGAAGTTCAACCCCAAGACCGGGGCACCGTATAACCCCCTGACTCAGCTATTGATTAAGGCGGCGCAGCGGTACGGGCTTGTGGGCACGGATACGAACTCATGGTGTCACGCTTTTAACGCGGAGGACGGGCAGACGGAGAAGGCTCTCTACGGTGTGGACCCGTGGGGTAAGGGCGGCGACCTCCGGGGAGCGCTGGCTGAGCGCTTCCTGGCAGACCCGGCCCTCGCTTTCGACGTGAACGACTTCCCCTGGGATATGACCGAGTGGGCACCGATTGACTGGGGACGCCCCGACACGGACTTTACTCCCCGTCATGCCTTTGATAACGCATGGCAGCGTGAGGATAATACCTCGCAGTAAGAGAAGGAAGAAACACCATATGCACCCGTTCACTAATACCCCGAACATGTTGTCGGAGGTGCGATGAATAGCGATCTATTCCCGCCGGAGGTCTGGGCGCTCGGGGGTGTAATCCTGGGCACCCTGATCCCGGCTGTGTTCGCCTTCATCACCGGGCGGCAGCAGGCGAAGCACGAGTCGAACAAGGTTTTGATCGAGGCTCTGGAGCGCCGCATCGGTGACCTGGAGAAGCACCTGCGAGAGGAGACTGAGGCGCGGCGCACGCTGGAGTCCGAGGTGCGCACCCGCGAAGCCGAGGCTCACTCGACGGCAGATAAGGCTCGCTGGGTGATGAGCATTGCAATCTCGCACATCAACCGTCTCGATGCCCATATCGCCGCCGGTTCCCCGCCGCCCCCGCCTCCGCTACCCGGTGAGGTGGAGGAGTGGGTGAGCCGTGAGCTGTGGACTACTAGTTTCCAGCCCGGCCACCCCGCTTTAGATAAGACCAAGAAGAAGGAGGAAGAGTAATGCTTCTGTTGGAGAAGGATAGCCCCCTGGCGGACAGCATCGCTGTGTCGCCTAATTTCAGTAACTCGGGTAGTTACGACCGCAAGTCGAAGTGGGTCGTACTGCACACGATGGAAACTGGCGAGAACAGTTCCATCGCGGAGAACATCGGCGCGGGTTGGTTCACCAACCCCAACGCGCAGGCGAGCGCCCACTATTGCGTGGACGACAACTCCATCGTCCAGTGCGTGAATGAAGGCGACTACGCTTGGGCTTCCGGCCCGACTGGTAACCTGAACGGAATCCAGATTGAAATGGCAGGCCGAGCCGCGCAGTCTCGCGCTGACTGGCTGGACGACTACTCCCGCGCCATGCTGGAGCGTACCGCTGCTCTGACTGCAGACATCTGCAAGCGCCACGGTATCCCCGTGCGTGTCCTGTCCGATGAGCAGGTTGCCCGAGGCGAGGCGGGCATCACCACCCACGCATCCCTGGCACGAGTCTTCCGCGAGACCGACCACAGCGACCCCGGCCCCGACTTCCCGTGGGACTTCTTCATGGAGCGTGTACAGGCACACGCGGGCGGTACCGGCGGCTCGGTCAATGAGCCTGCACCTGCCCCCCGTGCGGCATCCGTAGCTCAGGCGGCTCCTGCAGCACCGCGTCGTGTGGCAATGACAGGAGTGTTCTACCCGGACCGCGAGCTTGAGGTCAGCCGCGACCTTGACCCGAACAGCCCTGCTGTGGCGAAGTACCAGCCTTGGTCCCCCATTCGCTACGACTCCTACGTTCTCGCGAACGGCTACGCCTGGATCAGCTACGTCTCCTACAGTGGAGAGCGTCGCTTCGTTGCCGTCGGCCCCGACGACGGTCGGAACGACACTACGTGGGGCTCGGGCTTCTTCAACTAGGAAGGAAATTATGAACAAGAACTACGATGTGAACGCGGGTAAGCGTCTAGCCAGCTACGGCGTGATTACCGCAATCTCTGCGCTCGCTGTAGCCTACGGCATCATCACCCCCGACAAGGCGGACCTGTGGGTGGCGCTCCTCGTGGTGCTGCTGCCGAACATCGGCGGTATGATTATGGCTATTCGCAACGTCAAGACTGCGCCGGAGGAGCCTAGCCTCGACAAGGTGGCGGCGGCTGTCGTCGCCGCACTGATGGAGGCACCCGCCCCGGCTAACCCGCTTGCGGAGTCGGACCACGGCACTGAGGTTCAGGGCATCCTGAGCGAAGCGAAGGAACCCACCGAGCCGCAGCTCTGATATACTAGGAGTCTCACGGGCGTAAGCCCCCACCTGCGCAGGTGCGACCGGTAGCACTCCTTGAGTACAGCACCGGTCATCATACCGGTATAGCCACTCTGCTATACTATTTCGGAAGGCTCCTACGCCTTTCATGTAGAGGAACCCCCTCACACTCGTAGCTGTCAGTGTGAGGGGGTTTTGCTATGCGCCCCGGAGAGCGGCTTGGTACTCGTTAATTGCGTGGCTAGGCTCAGCATCATGACCGGCAAGCCACTTCGCGGCGGTCAGCAGTGCTCGAAGCTGAGCCTTGCGAAGCGGGTACACCTTATCATCCGTAAGGTACCTATCCCACTCACGCTCCATCTCAACGACGAGCCCAGCAACACCCGGAGTCGGGCGCTCACGAGTCCACATCGCGTACTGCAAGTGGAGCTGTAGGCACTTGCGCGCCTTGTCCAAATCCTCCGCGCCGTTCTTACTCGGGGCGCGCCACAGATACTTGAGCGCCGCGCCTGCGAAGTACGGCATTTTGTTGATGTGCTTCTCCAGGTCCACCCAAAAGATAGGGGCGTAGTGGTCGGGGTTGATCGGGTCAATCGCCAGATCAGCTCGCGGTGCTTCGGCTTCCATGTTCAGGATTCCTTTCTCGATAATGCTCTTGGATACGTCCCCGGTCAGCTCCAACTGTTCCGAATAGTTGTACCCATAATCCCATGTTAGTGCCTCGATGAGGTCGAGCGTCGCCTTGTACGCACGGTGGATGCATGTCTCGCACCGGGGGTTGATTGTCTCCCACGGCACCCGGCACGAGACGCACCGGGCGGGTCGAGGTATCGGCGGCGGTGTTCGTGGCGCGGGGACAGATACGTGACGCATCCTTACTCCTTCCGGTAGCGCGCGCAGTAGTAGCCTTCTGCCGCGA